AGTTCTAAATCTAATGCTAGGAACTTGCCATCTGCTATCATGCATAATCTTTCTGTGGATACGCGGCACTTAACCATTCTGCAAAATTCTTAGCATTGTCGCTTAGTTTAATAAGATCATACTTACCGCAGAATTTAAGAAAGTATGGTCCAATTGATACATTATTTTTAGGTACACTGTTATTGGCGATAGTTTCTGCTATCTTAACTTTAATGTCGTCAGGTTGTGCTGTTAAGTCTACTAAGGTTACGTTACGTTGATAGTCATCCAATACCTTGTGCTCAACACCGTTATGGTCGACCCAACGCTGTAGCATTAGGTTGTTCCAATTGTATCCTTTTTGATCTCGATCAGAAAATGCTTCTTCGAGGCCAACTTTGTTTTTACTACCTTTAGTACGCACACCTGGATAAGCACTAAAGATATTATCTGTGGGATCGCCACGCATACACTTTTCAAACAAGATAAACTTAGGATCTGGAATCTTTTTAGGTTCTTTAGTTTTCTTGTCTAATACTCTATTACCTTTTTTATCAAATATACCTTCTAAGGTATGCAATTCATCTGCAATACCATTATATTGGTTTACGTTGTCTGCAAGTAGTTGATAAAAATCAGTATCGCTAGATACAATAGTATGATGGTCAGTTGGATGACTTTGAATGAATCCAGCAATAAGATCATCTGCTTCAAGTTCTGGATTTTGTAGAACAGTGCAATTAGTTTTTTCACTAATGAATGTTTTGAGTGCATCAAAAGTTTCCCAAAACAACTTGTCTTCTTCTTGTTCACTTTCAGTCAAGGCCGCACGGGCTACACTACGGTTTTTCTTATAAGGTTCATAGAAGTCTTTGCGCCAACTGCGTCCTTCCAAACAGAATATAACGTGATCAGCCTTTTGATCACGCCAGCTTTTATTAACTGATGCTAGGGTTACATGGATAGCAAAACCCAGCTTGTCCCAAGTATTACTTTGGCGATGTGCTGAATGTCTTGCTCTGAAGAATGTGTTTGCGGTGTCAACTAATAGATATCTCATTTAGTTATTATACTTTCATTTATGATTTTTGTCAATTGATTTGCCCATGCCATATGAGCATCAAACCGGAAATGATAATATTTGGTTGGGAGAAAACCTTGTGCTAAACACCAATCCCAATAGGTATCGGTTTGGTTGTAAGGACCAATATAGCAACTGCCCCAATCTTTTTGATTATTAACTTGAAGATTTGAAAAACAATTAAAAAATAAGTGTGGTATTTGACGTTCTTCTAACTCAAGATGTAGTTGCCAAATATCTGTTTGTGCTGATTCACATAACTGTTGGTTTGATTTGATATTTGTCAGCCAAGTTTTGTATTGACCCTCTAGGTCGCTGTCTACCTTTGATCCCACGCTAATTTGATGATATTCACCATTGATTAACCATTCTTCTCTTTCCCAAGTACTCCATCCAATTATAATCAGATCTGGTGTATTGGATTTGATATACTCTCGTGTGGTTCGTAGAATACGTGCATTACTAGCACCACTTTCAGCATCACAATATAGTTCACCGTGCAGATTATCTGCCGTTAGTTGACCAAAGCTCACACGGATATTGTCTGGGTGTGGTAATCGTTTAAGGAATTTGTATTGTGGATCGTCTCCGGCTGTAGCACAACCATTTACTGCTTCAGCTGCTGCCGCATGACTATCACCGTTTACATATACAAGCAATTTTAACTTTCTAGGTATTCTACTACTTCGATTAGGTTACGTGGAGGAGGACGATCATCTGGCAGTTCACGACCAAATTCTGCTTCTACTGCCAGCATTATTTCAATAGCAGTAAGACTATCAGCACCAAGATCTTCAAATGTGCTAGTTGAGTCAATTGAATCTACCGGTACATCTAATTCTTTAGCTATAATTTCTTTAACACGTTGTTCAGTTGACATAATTATCCTTTAACTAATTTCAGTACGACCATTACCAATATCTCGACGATTGTTACGTTTATCAGGATCGGCTTGTTCTTGTTCATATGTTTCTAACATAACATTTCTACAAACAGTTTTGAACCAATTGTCCACAATGTCTTGATCCGTTTTACCTTGATATCCAGCTTTGATTAACCGTGCTACAAAGAAGTCATTCCAATCAAGTTCAAAACTTCCATTACTAGGATCGCCAGGATCAATATTCATGCTGAGCACTTCAACCCAAGGTTCTCCATTTTTAGTTGCCTGTTCTTTTACTGACAATTTTTTTGTTACTGGTTTTTCTTTACGAAACAATTTTTTAATATTATCCAACATTACCATTCTCCGTGACCAAATTCTTCATCCATGTTTAATTCCATATAGGCTTCGTCTAATAGATGTGCATTGTTCATACACTCTACGTACTCATGATACCAAGATTTAATTAAATTCCACATGTTATTTCCCCCAACTGTTGCCCCAAAGATCAACATGTAATCTTGGGCTGTAATAATAACCACGACGCATAGCTTCGTCAGCTACATTAAATTTATTACCATCGTAGACCTTAACCACACCACCTACAGGCATAATATAAACTACACCTTTGAATTTAGCCTTGCGATATTCTGCCACGGCACGATCTACCTCATCAAAGTCTCCTGGATTCTCAACTACAAACTTAAGATATGTAGTGCCAATACGTTCATAACTCTTAACAATCTCAGGTTTAACAGCATCTTCCCATCGTTCACCACTTGCACTTAGTTTAGCACTTACGCTAAATGTAATTTCACGGCTACCACGATTCCATAGTTTCAAATATTGGGCAAAGTCTTCATGTAGTTCTTGAGTACCATTCGTTTCGAATGTCAAGTTTTTAAGATTATACATATCCTTATGACTTAACAAGTCTGGATAAGCACGTTGCCACCCTAGTAATGGCTCACCGCCTGTAATGACCAAATGAGTATCATTACCATTAGGCATGATCCAACTATTACTAGGAACCAAATCTAACATACGTTCAACTACTGCATCAATAGTCAGTAGTGGACTAAAATTCTTAAATTTAGGATCCCATGACGCATAACTGTCACACCCAGTATTTACCAAAGGTAAGTCTTCATAGATTCGATATTTTGCTGGATCAATAAATTCACGTTCAGTGCTCATCTGTGTGCGATCCTTCATGCCAAATCCACCACAGGTAAAGTTACAACCAAATGTACGTAAGAATACACTAGGCACACCAATAAAGCGTCCTTCGCCTTGTGCTGAATAGAATATTTCACTGACTTTTAATTTGCTCATCTAAATAATCCGTAAAGATAAATCACACATATAATTGCGTTCAATGACCACAATTCAGGTTTACGCCATAGTATACCTGTTATGATCCACAGTACACCAGCTAATGACAATATAATAATGTTAAGCGGATACACATCAATACTAGTGAATACCACCCCAACTACGGTGATGATATTAGCTAACCATCCTATTAGTTTACTATGTTTTGTAAAAAAATGCAACCTATCTCTCCCATGGATAAACAATCCAAACATCTTCTTCGGCTTTGTTTATTTCCACAGCACTGTAGTCAACCTTGCGGCTAAACTCACTGCTTAGGTTATCGAATAATACTGCGAATCGAACATTGTTACCCCAGATGTCTGCCCAAGCAGGATCATTGGGTAAATTAATACCTTGCCAATCTTGGATAATCCAATTTAATGTAGCACCAGTGTCGTTGATGTCATCTAGGATCAGTATATTTTTACGTAGCACAGGATCACTGGTTGGTTCACCTTCTGGTCTAGGTACGCTACTAGCTGGAATATAACCAAAAGCATCTTCTGCCATCCAGCAGTTGCTTTCACCACCAGCACCATCACGCAGAGCTACTTTTAATGTTTCCATTGGAATATCTAACATATGGCTCATATACACAGCAGGAATCAACCCACCGCGTGTTAGTCCAACGATGTAATCAGGACGCCAATTGTCTTTATACATTTGGTATGAGATTTTATTAACATATTCTCTAATCTGAATGTCATCTATATATAACTTTTTCATCTCATTAACTCCATGGTCATGATTTTAGCAATAGCATCTGTAGCATGTTCATCCTCTTGGTCGATGATATGCATGTTAGTAATCCACTCTTGACGACTTTTATCCCAACGACCTACTTCAAGTATGATGCCACCCGACGCATTGTAAATACGGAAATTAGTTTCTGGATTACGATCAAAGAAGTTTGGCGCATCATTGCGGCATCTAATAGGTGTAATCTCCTCATCAAGTTCACTCCAATCGTCAAATCGTTCTACACCTAGCCAATTACAGATTTTACGTTTTATCCAACGCATATTAAAATTCCTTAACTAGAGCGAATCCTACCTGATTATTGTTGATGCCTGATTGATTTAAATGATTCACTTGATGCTCACCATAAGTAATCAAACTCATAGTTTTTGTTTTGTATTTGTAGTACATACCAAAGTCATATTCGTTAACATCTGGACGGATACTTACACGTTCACGACTGAAGTTTACCGCACCATCTGCACTGAAACTGGTTGGAATAGCAACACTAACGTCGCCTTTGTATACAGTAACTGGTTGGCTAACTGTAGCACCAAAACTGTGCCCTTCACGTGTGTAGTCTAAACCCATGTTCCAACTGTAGGATTGTGTAGCACCCACGTCAGTGACCAAACCACCACGTGTAAGATTAGCTGTGGTATAACCTGCCCACGCACTACCAAAAACGCTAACATGTTTATTTAGATTATATGCACTGCTGAAGTTAGTAAATTGCGTATAGCTGGTGTTAACTTCACCAAATGATCCGCCGATACTATTGCCCATCCATGCGTTGTTTTCATTTAACATACCAAAGCCCATACGATATTTTAATTGATCATTGACCTTAGTTGGTTTGCCTATGTCAAACATTGCAGTAGATGTATAATCATTTAGGGCAATCTTCATATCATAATCACCAGTAGGTAGTGTAGCAGAGAATGAATAGGAATTTAACTTGTTATAGGGATTATAGTTTTCATAAAACTGTGCTTTGGCCACAGGATTATAATCAGCACGAGCACGTTTAGCGTTGGTAGTTTTGCTCATGTCTACATAATAGTCTCTGTTAAATTCATCAGTGACCATAACTGAACTTAATTTGCTGTTTAATGAACTTAACCCACCTGACGTGTTAGTTGAAAATCCACCACTAAGTGCTACTGTGCCGGCACGTCCTTCAGTAGGAATACCTAAAGTACCGTACGGTCTTGTTGCGGTTTCTAAATCTAATAAACCTTGACCGTGTATGTTAGGATTGTAACCATTGATGTTTTTATTGGCAGTAGCCATTAACAACTTAACAATGTTTTCGCCTTTCATTAGTGGCCACTGTTGTGCGATAACTGCTACGGAACCTGATACCACAGCAGCCGCTTGGCTAGTGCCTGATTGTATC